GTTCCTGACAGTCCCAAAGTTATTGCTGTTATTTTACCTGTTGCTTGTGGCATTTTCAATTGTAATACAACACCTCTAGCATCTCCCGAAAACCCTGAGCTTTGAGAAAATGTTGCCCCATTGCCAGTATTACCATTAAAAGCTTGTGCTAATGTTCCTGAGCTTAAACTTACTCCTGAGCCTACAAGTGTTTGGGTTATTTCATCAGGAAGCATATTGAATTGCCTTTGCATGCTTTTTGGTACTGACAAAATAGAAGCCCCGTCAATAGTAGCAATAGTATTATTTGAGCTTGTCATACCAGTAAGCTCAATAAATCTTTTCATACTTTTATCATAAAACTCAAGCTTTTCAGATCCTGTTGTCCCCTGAGGAACAATGTATAAAAAATTTGCCCCGTCATTTTTAAGAAATGGACACGGGTAAACATCTTGCCCATTAGTGAAGCTAGTGTTTGGTGTATATTCCCCATACACTAATGGTATATTTCTATTATTATATTGTGGGTTTGTAGCATTGCTTGTTCTTGAACTTGGCACAGAAACATTTTGAAATGGTCTTGTGCTAATCAAAGTCAAAATGATAGTATTATTTCTATAAGCAAAACTGCTTACTTTACCACTAAATATTTGTAATGCATTGTTTGCTGTGTTATCGTGATCTATTTGCGACAATATGTTCACATGTCCATTAATTGTATCACTGCCAAGCAATTCAAGCAAAGTTGTCCCGTCTAAATTTATATTAGCTAGATTTAATGTGATAGATCCTGTCTTTGTTGAAAAAGATTTTAAGTCCAAGCTGTAAGATATGCTTGGCTTATTCAATATAGCTGGATAATAATTAATAGAATTATATGCTGTTTCGCTAAAACTAAATGTAAAGTCAGGTGTATTAGTTGTTAAAATATTTGTATTTGTATTTTTGAATATTTGAACTAACCAATTTTCTGTCATACTTGAAGATAGTTTTGCTTCATAGTTTGTATTTGTAAAGCTCATCTTCTTCTCTTTCTTTTACCTCTAATTAAATCAGCATCTGCTTTTCTTGCTCCGCCTTTACCTGTCACGAAAGATCTTACTCGTCCCATAGCCCAAGCATGTGCTGAAACAGATCGACTTCCAGCCGAATAATATGCACCTAATCCTCTTTTATAAACTTTTCTTAAAGTAGCCATAGAATAACCTCTATTGGCATACTTCTTTAAATTTTTGGTAATACTACCTCTTTTTCTTCTTCTTTTTACCACGAGCTGCTCTCCTTTTGCTTATTGCGTCCATCATTGCGGGTGTAAGCTTACCAGCTTTATAAAGCTTAGCTGTTCTTTTGATTTCTCTTTCAGCTTTCTTTTTATTTTTAACACCTGCTAAATATCTTTTTGGTGTCCCGCCTTTTGTCTTTCTTACTTTCCTAAATCTTTTTGCCATTATTTAATTTCCAATCGTATCTTTCTCAAGATCTCATTTTCATCAAACTTCATAGATATACCAGCTTCAAATCGCATTACTTCTTTGCCTTTTTCAAAAATAATAATTGTTGGCACAGTCTTAATGTTCCACTCTTTTTGAATAACAGCTCCAATGTTTTTGTTTGCAAGATCTATTTCTGCAACATAACAATCTTTTAGCTTTTCAATTTCTAATCTGTTGGCAAAATTCCAACTTGCGTTTACCTGCACTACTGCACAATCTTCAAGACTCATTAATTGTATTGCTTGAAAATTATTAAGATTAATTGCCTGAGAGTGCAATGGCGATAACCACAAACAGATACCAAGCAAGTATCCCAAACCATAAAACCAATTCATGTCCGTACCTCATATTAATTATTGTTCATTTTCAGTAGAGTATCATTAATGCTTCTTGTATCTTCTTTAATGTCATCTACTTTTTCTTCTAACTTTTCTACTTTTTCTTCAGTATTCATAATACTATTTCTGATCATTTGATCTTTTAAATCATATTCTGTTCTACTTACAGGGGGCTCAGGAAGTTCTTTTGCTTCTTGAATGTCTGCTTGTAGATTAAACCAAAGCCCAACAACCATAAATATTGATACAGCAATACTAACTGCTGTTTCGATACTTAATGTGAATTTTGTATCTTTCCCAACTTGCATTTTTTAATATCTCCTAATTTTTATTTTTCGTTTTTTTAATCTATCTTTCGTACTTGTTTTTTTAGTACCATGAATTCTTTTACCTAAATGTACTCTTGCTGTCTGTTTTGTTATGTTCATAATCCTAGTTTCTCCGCCCTTTGTATTGCTGGAATAATATGATCAACCACTGTTTCATCTACTAACGGGGCTGATATGTTAATAGTTATATTTCTTGGACTATCATTTGGGCTTGGTAAAGGTGTGATATCTACTCTTTCCATGCCACTGGCATTATCTCCCACAACTACACCGCTTCCAATAGGTAATGTTGTTCTGCCTTTTGTAATGAAAGATCCGCCTGTTTGAAATGATAAAAGACGATCCGTGACTTTACCTATCATACTTCCTGCACCAGCTGCGACTGCAAGATTAATTGGAAATGGTAAAGCTTGCATAATACTTGAAATTAAACTTGCCTGAGCTTCTGCTACTTCTGCTTTAACTACTGATATGGCTGCGTCTTTTGCTGATTGTCCCTGCAAGATTGCACTTTCTAAATTTTGCTCTATTCTTTTTTGATGTGCTTCTTGTTCAAGTTTTTTTCTTTTATCAGTTTCAGCTTTAATTATAGCTGTTTTTTGTTCTTCAGTAATCTTTAAATTAGCTACAATTGCTTCAAAGTCCTCAATGCTTAATTGTGAAAGCTTTTCTGATTCAGTTATCTCTTTTCTTTTTTCAGCTGCTTGTTTTAATATTTCAGTTTTTATTTCTTCTTGCGACATTACGACTGCTACAGGATCTTCGTCCCCGCCGTCGCCTGATTGTATTTCTTTGTTTTGTTTTTCTAAATCATTTCTTTCTTTTAAAAGTAAAGAAATTTCTTTTTGGTCTATTATTTGTTGTTGGTTTCTAGCAATAACTTCGTCGCTACCTTTAAGCAAACTTTCTAAAAGTTGTTGACGGGTCACAAATAATGTTTTACCCTCTTTATTCATTGGAACTATCTGAGCAAGTTCTTTTTCTGATAAAGTGTTTAATAATGCTTGTTGTTTAGCTCGACTCTGTACTGCATTTAAAATACCCTGTTCAAAGCCCTGAACTTTTTGTAATATTTCTTCAGTTGTAGTTGTACCAATTTCAAGGTTCAATTCTATTAATCTTGCTTTATTTGCAATCAAGACTAATTCATCTACTTCTCCCTCAAGATCTTTAACAATTCTTATTGTTGTTTCAAGGTCCGTTTCTCCGAGCCTTTTAAATTGTTCAGTTAAAGCATCAACACCTGTTTTTAAAACACTGATTACTCTTTTAATAGCTGGGGCTAATAAATCACCTATACTATCTTGTAATTGTGAAAGACTATCTTGGAAATTGCTTACTAATCCTGAAAAAGTTTTAGCCAATAAGTCTGTTGCACCTGCAATATTTCCCTGAGGATCGGTAAGAGTATCCTCTAATGCTTGTCTAAATTGTGGTAAAGTAAGTTTTGATAAATCATCAAACCCTGATTTTAATTTAACCTGTGTTAATACACCTCGATCTCTCAAAACATCGGCTGCTCCTGCACCACCAGCAAAAGCTCGTCCAAATGCGTTAGCT